GGTTCTCATTAAAATTTAAACAATCAGATTTAATAGATGAAGATGCAGCGAATGAATGGTTACAAGATGCAACAGATAGAATGTATGAAGCATTTAATAGATCAAACTTCCAACAAGAAATATTTGAATTATATCACGATCTAATTACTTTTGGTACTGCTGCAATGTTTATTGAAGATGATGAAGAAGACATTGTTAGATTTTCAACAAGACATATTGGTGAAGTTTACATTTCAGAAAACAATAAAGGAAAAGTAGATACAGTATTTAGAAAATTTAAATTAACAGCACGTGCTTGTATTCAACAGTTTGGTGAAAAGAATGTTTCTAAAACAACTAGAGGCATTGCAATGAAAGATCCTTATGAAGAAATTACAATCTTACATGTTGTTTATCCAAGAGAGAATTACGATCCTAGAAAAAAAGATAACAAGAATATGCCATTTGCATCTTGCTATATTGAACCAGAAACTAAACATGAAATATCTCAATCAGGATTTAATGAGTTCCCATACGTTGTACCACGTTACTTAAAAGCATCATTTGAAATCTATGGCAGATCTCCTGCTATGACTGCTTTACCAGATGTTAAGATGTTAAATGAAATGTCTAAGACAACTATTAAAGCTGCACAGAAACAAGTTGATCCTCCACTATTAGTTCCTGATGATGGATTTATATTACCAGTTAGAACAGTACCAGGTGGATTAAATTTTTATAGAGCTGGAACTAGAGATAGAATTGAACCATTAAACATTGGTGCAAATAATCCATTAGGTTTAAACATGGAAGAGCAAAGAAGAAATGCTATTAGAGATGCGTTCTATGTAAATCAATTAATGATGCAGAATGGTCCACAAATGACTGCAACAGAAGTTGTGCAACGTAACGAAGAGAAGATGAGATTACTTGGTCCAGTATTAGGAAGACTACAATCAGAATTACTAAGACCATTAATTGATAGAACATTTGCTATTCTACTTAGAAAGAAATTATTTAAACCAGCACCAGATTTCTTAGCTGGTCAAGATATACAAATTGAATATGTATCTCCACTTGCTAAAGCACAAAGAGCTTCTGAGTTACAATCTATTATGAGAGCTATTGAAATATTTGGATCATTATCAAACATTGCTCCAGTATTTGATCATGTGAATATTGATAACCTTGTTAAACATTTAGCTGACATTGTTGGAGTTCCTGCTAAGGTATTAAACTCTAAAGCAGAAGTGAATGCTATTAGACAACAGAAACAACAACAACAAGATCAAGCAATGCAAATGCAACAAATGCAACAAATTGCACAAGCTGGTGGAGCTGTAGCACCTTTAGCTAAAGCGTTACCTGAGGAGGCTAGAGCTTTAGTAGCACCACAAGAATAACAACTGAAAGGAAAATAAATGGAAGAACAAATAAATAAATTAAAAGAAGTATATAAAATAGTTTTTGAATCTGATCATGGCAAAGAAGTTATGAAAGATTTAGAAAAGAGATGCCACTATAATGCTACCACAAATGTTAGAGGGGATAGTCATGAAAGTGCATATATGGAGGGACAACGCAGCGTTCTTCTATTTATTAAAAACATGCTGCTCAATGATAAACTAAAAGGAAAATAAAATGTCAGAAATACAGACAACTGAGGGAACTCAGCCTGTTGCAACTGAACAGACAACAACTGCAACAGCACAACCAATACTAAGCTCAACACAACAACAAACACAACCTGTATCTGGTAAGACTTGGAAAGAAGCAATCTCTGAGGAATACAGAAAAAATCCAAACATAGAAAAGTTTACTGAATTAGATGCGTTAGCTAAAAGCTACATCAATGCAGTATCTATGATTGGTACAGATAAAATTCCATTACCAGGAAAATCTGCAACAGATGAACAGTGGAATGAAGTGTATAATAAATTAGGCAGACCAGAGTCGCCTGATAAATATACTTTAGAATTAAAAACTGATGTTGCTCCTGTTGATGAAAATATCATCAAAGGTTTTGCACAAAATGCTCACAAGCTAGGTTTAAATAATAAACAAGCTCAAGGCATATTAGAGTTTTATAAACAAACTCTAGAAGGCTCTGCAAAAGAAATGTCAGTAAATATGGAATCAGCACAAGCTGAAGCTGCTAATATGTTAAGATCAGAATGGGGTAAATCCTATGATGAAAACTTAAGAAAAGCATCAGCAGTTGCTCAAACATATTTAGAACCAGAACTTCTAGATACTCAATTAAGAGATGGTAGCAGATTAGGAGATAATCCTAAGATCATAAAAGCATTTGCTAACATTGCTAATCTATTATCTGAAGATAAGATTATTGGCACAGAAGCTGATAATGTTCTTCAAGGTAGAGAAATTGAAAAAGAAATTGAAGAATTAACATCTGATAGACAAGGTGCTTATTGGAATAAAATGCACCCTAATCACAATAAAGTGGTTAATCAGGTGCTAGCATTAAGAGAAATGCTTAGCCAGTAGGCTATTAATTTATTGCTTGCAATAAAAGCTATCTCAATAAACTTATTGCAATCAAATCAAAAATACTATATTGCGATTTCTAGGGTGATTTTTAATTAAATCGCCTTAGAAATTGTAAGACAATTCTATTAGAACCTTACATGCCTGTTGGAAAGACAACCGACTAACAGTCGTTAAATGCAAGATAGCCTATCTATAAGGTGGGGAACTTTCTGAAACTAAACTTAAACTTAACTTAACAAAAGGAAATGACACTATGTCAAATCAAATAACAACTGCTTTTGTACAGCAGTACAGTTCAAACGTACAAATGCTATCTCAACAAATGGGATCGTATTTAAGAGGAGCTGTGGATGTTGAGTCAGTAGTAGGAAAGAATGCTTTCTTTGATCAAGTTGGTAAAACAACTGCTCAATTGAGAACATCTCGTCATGCTGACACTCCACAATTAGATACTCCACACTCTAGAAGAAGAGTAAGTCTTGCAGACTACGAGTGGGCAGATCTAATAGACAATGCAGACAAAGTTAGATTATTAATTGATCCAACTTCTTCTTATGCAAAAGCTGCGGCTGCTGCTATGGGAAGAGCTATGGATGATGTAATTATCTCTGCTTTAGGCGGTACAGCATATTCTGGTGAAACAGGATCTACTTCTGTATCTTTACCTGCTAGTCAAAAACCATACAGTGCATCACAAACTGATGGTTTAACTATAGCTAAACTTTTAGAAGCAAAAAGACTATTAGATGCAGCAGATGTTGATCCATCTATACAAAGATACTTTGTATGTGGACCAAAACAAATCTCTGATCTATTAGGAACAACACAAGTTACATCTAGTGATTTCAATACAGTTAAAGCTCTAGCACAGGGTCAAGTAGACTCTTTCTTAGGTTTTAAATTTATTGTTAGCAATAGATTGTCATTTGATGCAACTAACACTGACGACAGACTTGCATACGCATTTACACAAGACGCTATTAAATTAGCGATTGGTCAAGATGTTATAGCTAGAATTGACGAGAGAGCTGACAAATCGTACAGCACTCAAGTTTATTACGCTATGAGCATTGGTGCAACAAGAATGGAAGAAGAAAAAGTTGTACAAATTGCGTGTGACGAATAATCTTAACAATAGGAGAATAAAAATATGGCAAGCGTAAAAGGCGTAAATATAACAAACCTAGATGCTACTCCTGTTGTTCTATCATCTTCTGAGGAAGTTGGTGGAAAACTGAGAGTGTTCTATGACACATACGAAGCAGTTTCTGTTGCAAGTGGTGATGATATTACTATTGCAAGGATTCCTGCTAACGCAACTATCCATGACGTTATCATCAAGTGTGATGCGTTAGGAGCAGGCGTTACTTTAAAAGTTGGCGATTCAGGTGATGATGACAGATATTTATCTGTTGTTGGAACTTGGAACGTAGCTGGACAAAGTCAATCTATGTCAAGTGGTTCATCTACAGGAGCTGCAACAACTGCAGTTACTGGTATTGGATACAGAACTACAGCTTCAACTGATATTAAAATTACTACAGGCGGTGCAACTGCTTCTGGTACTATATTCAGTTGGGTTTATTACACAGTAGAATAATACTACTTTAAATAGTGGGGACTAAAAATCCCCACTATTAATCATGAAAAAAACCAACGAAATAAAAACCATTTTACATTTACAAAATAAAGATTATATCTATCGTTATGTTTTAGTTGATAGATTTAAACATACATCAACTGCACATCATGGTTTTGATAAAGATCTAGAACTAACAGAAGCTGAGATATTTGCTT